ACCACGACGAGTCAACGACCAATTGTTTTTGTTGTAACCTTCGTGAAACGCTATTCCTTTAATCTCAATAATACTTTGTCCGGTAGATGCTTCTACTTTAGCGGAAATACTATCTACTGATACCTCCATAGTAACATTGACCGGTTGACAAACACCCGCAACCAATTCTTCACCAATAGGACAAGAACAATCTTCGGATGCTTTCTTTGATTTTCTTGAGTGGTTTGACGGCAACAAGTCATTGTCTTGAACATACTTAGGATTAGAAGGTTTACCACTTCTTACTAATTTAAGGAATGCGTTTACTCTTGCCATAGACCATGCGGCTCTTGAAATACCTTCACGGTGAGAAGTAGAATATGCACCCGAACCTCTTCTGTAAACAGACTTAAGCATACCAAGGGTAACTTTTTTGTCGGACTTAGCGTTATGCTCTTTTGCTTTTGTTGATAAAGATTTAGTTACTGATTCGGAAAAAGTAATTCCGCCCTTAGAATCCTTTGCCGAATCCTTTGGGTTTTTCTTAGAGCCTTTTTTACGGTCTTTAGGTGGTGCGGGTTCGTCGGCGGCGATATTGTCTCGCTTTAGCACTTTACCGTAACTTGCTTCTTTTTCTTCATCATCATCATATGATGCGTCTTCGGGAATATCTTTGCCCTTATTCTTACTCATGTATTCTTCATGTGTTTTTCCGGGCATGAATACTTTTTCACCATCTTCTTCGTGAGAGTGAATACCGTCTAATCCCATTTCTTTTGCTCTTTTGTTTGCTTCGGCAGGATTGTCGAAAACATCTTTGCGAATCATTTTTGCTTCGGCGTGTTCGGAACAGTCGTCGCAACAATCTTCGTCAATTTCTTCGATGTCAGCAAAAATAGGTTGCTCTTCGTTGCTTTCCCATTCATCACTTAGGGTTGCTTCTACTTTGTTACTACCTCGCCATTGTCGACAAGACCAATAACCGGGTGTGGTTCTGTCTTTCTTTTCGGAACAATTATGGCGGTCACGGAATGCTTTTCGACGCTTAGGGTCGTCACGCTTAATCTCCATGTTTGGGTCGCCAAAGCGCACGATAACTACTCTACCTGCACTGTTTTGAACATAAACGGCAAACTTTTTCTTTCCCCCTTTGGTTCGGAAAGGTTTGTTAAGAGTAACTTGTTTACCTTGATATTCGGCGGCAACAATAGGCAAAATATCGTTATCCATGTGTTCAGCACTTTTGATTTGACTTTTAAGTGTTAGCCAAGTCTCCATATTTGTTTTGATTCGTCACGAATATTTTTGTATGTTTCTTTTGTCATAATATCTCTTACATCGGGAAACCAAGTTACTTGTTTGTAACCTAAACGCTCTACTACTTTTGCTAAATGCGGTAAAGTAGAATCTTCAATCGGGTTAAGGACAGTTATTTTTGGTATTGTTTTAAGGTGTAAGGAATTGTTTCTTGTGTTTAGCAAGTAAGAATGTAAGCCATGACCTCTCCAATTTTTGCGAATGTATGTGTTACCGACCAAAACAAAACGGTTTTTGTTAGGCTCTTTTATTGTTAAAGAACCCGTATGTCCTGCGGCTTGACCGTTAATCATAAGAACCCAATACACCATATCGTCAAATATTTTAGGGTAGCCTTTGTCCGATGCTTTAGGTAATTGCTTACCCCACATTTCGCATAGGTCTTCGTGCATCAACACTAAATTAACATTGATTGAATCGACAAACAACGCCATGTTATCATTCCAATTTCATTGTTTCAATTGTTTCTTTGTGCTTTTCAACAATTTGAATGTGCGTTTGTTCCGAAGTCTTCATTTCTTGTTGGTGGTCTAAAGCAGACTTTTCCATGTCAATGATGTGTTGTTTGCGGAGAGCATCACGCTTTCGCTCATGTTCCATCTCAACACCCATGTTGTCGATTTCAATAGTCTGTTCCGATTCCCACATACGAAGGACTGTGCCAAGAGCAGGAACGGCTACGCCGCTAATAATTGCCAACAATGCAATAAATCCGTCAAGGTTTGTCAATACAATATCAGGTTTCCATATACCCATAGCCACTACTGCACCTGCGGCAAGTAGCCACAAGTAAATTGTTGGCAACACTGTTCTTTTAACCATGCGGTCATTAAATGTGTCATTTCCTCTTTTTCCCATAATTATTCCTCCTTGTTACCTTCTTGTTGGTTGGTTCTTGGTAATTCACCAAGTTTTGCTTTGTCTTTACCCTCTTGTCGAGATGCCCCTTCCTTTGTCGTCGGTAGACCTATGATGTCGAGTGATTCATTAAGTGTTAGTATTCCTGCTTGATAACCTAAGACTGCTCGCTTCATTGAATCCATAGGTGATTCTTCGGCAACCGGTTCAAAGTCAAAGTCCGGTAAGTCGGACATCTTGTGTTCGATGCCAAGCAATTCAAGGTGCTTTGAGAATAATTTCATTACTTCTTGTTTTACAACATATTGTAAACGACGAATTGCTGTGTTGGCCCACATGTTTGCGTTGTATGTGGCGGCGAAGGTAGAACCTTTTTCTTGACCGGCGGCTACACGAGGAACATGCAAAACGGCGGCAATATTCGCACCTACCATATCAAGGAAACCGGAATTGTCGGGAACAGCATTTTTAAGGTCTACATGGTGCAATTCTACATAGGATGGTAGAATGGGCATTTGGTCGCCACGAAGCCCTTCAAACAACGCTATAACATCATCCATAATGGTGTTTAGACGCTCTACTTGTTCGTCGGGGTCTTGTATGTGTTCGATAGCCGATTTGTCAATAGTGATGAATTGCTTTGTCAATGCGTCTTCAAAGGCAATGCGGTTGTTCATGCTGTTGTATTTTGCACGAATGGCTTGTTTAAGTGAGGTAAAGCGAGATGCACCCCATACTCCGTAAGTCTTACGCAATTTAGTATCGTCAAACCAATTAGACCGGTAGTCTATTCTAAAGTGCATAACTTCGGACTTAGGAAATATCATAGGGTCAAGCCCTTGTTCTCTTAGAATGTAGAAATCGTTTGACATAATAGGGTTATTTTCATTGGCGGTAAAAGGCATCCCCGCCGCACCTCTTTTGTCAACAATGCTAATTTGTTTTATGGGTAAACTTTGCACATCAGTAATACCAACACCGGCTCTACCAACCAATTTGTTTATGTCATTACCGTAAACCATAAGGTTACGCATAGCGTTAATTAAGAAGTCATCAAAGTCAAACGACTCAATCATTTGGTTTATGGCTGTGCGTATTGTTGCGTTTTTTGCTTTTTTCATGTCAACGGTATATGCGTTTGCTGTAAGAGCAACAGAACGAACAGCACCGTTTAATTCGGGGTCTAATTTTACCATGCTGTCAAACAAATCAAACTCATTGTCGTAATTAGTGTCTTGTTGAAACTTGTCTGTTTCTTCAAATATGTTTGGTAGACCGGCGGCAACCGACAGCGAAACATTAGAGCCGACTCTTTGGGCAGGTTTTTTTTCAGCAACAACCTGCTTAGAACGAAAACGGTCAAAAAAGCCCATATTTTACGGGTATGTGCGCTGATTTATCAAGTATTCGTTTGATTTTTTACTTTTTTAGATTTCTTCGGCACTCAAAGTCGATAGTGATAACTTCAAACAAAGGTAAAAAGAATGTAGTTGTGCGGGCGTAACTATGTTTGACGGCCACACTCGGTATTCTTCTTGTATCATGTTTAAGGATAAGTATGTTTGATTCTTAACTGTTAGTGATTGTTGATTCTTTGTATTGTTTGTATTACTGTAAAAATAATAAAACGGGCTACTGCGTTGAATATGGGTTAATTCTTTTTTTGTTTCAAAGGCATTTAAGAAAAGTAGTTATTACAATAGTAATTGTTAGCAGTCGATGGGCCGTTCTACATCTAAGAAACAATAAAATAATTATGTAAAAACGATAGATAGGGTCGCATTTAATTCTTTTTGTTGTTGTGTAAAGAATAAAATTATAAACGCTTATAAGGGGAAGCGATAAGCAAGGTTTAATGCGCGCACCACCTAACTACGGCCACGACTTAATTTTGGAGTTTTACGACCCGTCGAAGAGCGTTATGGAAAACGCTCGAATATTGCACGACATGGATAACAAAAAATCTGTTAAGGGTTGGGAAATGAGCATTACTAAAATGAAGAACAGTAAAAAATTGACAATTGAACACCAACAAGTCGAAAACGATAATACTTTTGCCGAAAAAGTGCCGGAGTCATACTTTTACGACCAAGTAAACGACGAATACTTTACCTTTCTTTCTACTGCCAACACTATGATTAAGGTCGAAGGTGATAGGCATAGAGCCATGAAGACTGCGTATAGCAGTATGGTTGGCAAACCGGCATCTATCAATGAGGTATGTCGAGAGTTTGGTATACCGCGAGCGTGGTTTGACGAGTATAGGCGACGACACGGATGGACTCACGACATGGATATTTACACCGACGAACAAATCATGGAGTCAAATGTGGAACAGTTGGTAGAAGACTTGGTTCTCAAGCGTCGACATGAGTTGCATAAGAAGTTTGAGCGTAAAAAGTGGAAAGAAATAGAAGAAGATGCCGACAAGTATAGGTTGTTTGAGACAAATGTTCTTGCTGACTTTAGGAATCTCATACAAGAAAAGGCAACAAGTGTCTCTCAATTGGCATTACCTGTAAGTAGCGACCCGTTTTCTCTTGTTATTAGCCCGACTGATTTTCATTGGGGTAAGTATGGGTGGGTCGATGAAGTCGGTGAAACCTATAACTTTGAAGAGGCTAAGTCTCGACTTATGGGTAAGACCCAAGAGTTAATTAGCCGTCTTTACAGTAAGCCGGAACAAATCATTATCTCTACCGGTAGCGACTGGTTTCATGTTGATACCGACGGCGGAACGACAACCAAAGGAACACCTCAAGACATGTATGGCTCTCCTGCTGAAATCCTAATGACCGGTTGTAAATTAGCGCGTGAACACATTGATTTACTCCGACAAGTTGCGCCTGTTAAGGTAGTCTTTATGCCGGGTAATCACGACCGCATGAGTGCTATTGCACTGATGATGTATTTGTCGGCAGTATACGAAGAAAGCGAAGACTGTGAGGTTGTAGTATCTCCTGCTTCTCGACAGTATGTTCAGTATGGTAATAACCTTCTCGGCTTTATTCACGGAGATGGGGCTAAGAACCTTGAAGAGTTAATGTCATGCGAACAACGCGAGTTATGGGGTAAGTGCGAACACCACACTTGGTTTCACGGACATTTGCACCATCGAAAGGTTTTGGAAAGCAAAGGGTGTGTCATTATCCAATTGCCGAGTTTGGCAGGACATGACCGATACCACGCACGACAAGGCTACACTACTTCTAAGGCAGGGTTAGCCGCACACATTATCGACAAAGAAAAAGGAATTATTGGCTCTATGTTTGCCCCTGTTGGTGAGCATTGATGCCACACAAACCTATGTCAAGAAAATTAAGACGATGTGTCAAATGTGGTTATGAATCCGAAGTATGTTACACAAGTCATAAGGTTTGGGATAATGTAAACAAAAAAATGGTCTATTGCGGAATGATGAGGGTTGTAAGATGACTGAAATAAAGCGAGAAGCGGTAGTGTGTGATTCATGCGGTTGGGCGAGCAAATATATGATGAGGGGAAAGGCTTTAACAAGAGTCTGTCCGTATTGTGGAATGCGCTCGCTTAGACCGCAGTAGATGATACTATGTATAATATAACAAAAACCGTATTTTGGCAAATCCCTATCGAAAATTATGTGATGTCCTATGTCAAGTATAAAACGAGCATTAGCCTTTGAAAGAGCAAGATACGATGTTCAATATTTTTACCGTTGGCTTGGTTATGCTTGGGGCGAACACATAGGCAAATGGATGGACTTATACACTGATAGGAAAGGTAGTCATGTTCATCGCGTATGTATTATTGCACCTCGCTCGCATAGTAAAAGCACAACCCTTGGTGTTAAGTTATTGCATCAGTGCTTGTTTGACAAGTTTAATGGGAATCCTTTGCAGGTATGGTTATTCAGTGCAAGTCGTGATACTGCTATTCGTCGCTTGGCTGAAATAAGAAGCGACTTGACAAAGCATCCCGAATTGTCTCGCTATCTCGATACAAAGCGTGGTGGTAAGGTTGAGTTGTATTTTACTAATGGTGCTGTAATTCGTTGTTCTTCTGTCGGCTCGGCTATTCGTGGTGAGCATCCTGCCGTAATTGCTCTTGACGATGTATTGCTTGACGCTAAAAAGGAATTAAACAACGAACAATTGCGACATTGGTTGCGTAAAGTTGTTATGCCAATGCTTGACCCCGGTTCTTCTATTTACTGTGTTGGAACGCCAATGGCTATGACCGACTTATACCATACTGAAATGCTTGACAATCAACAATGGAAAAGCGGAACATGGTCGGCATTCCCTAATTGGGATGAGCATAAGCATGAACCGGAAAAGTTGAAGGCTCTTTGGCCGGAGTTTAGGCCGACGCAATTTTTACTTGAACAACGAGAGTCTATGGGTGAGTTGGAGTTTGCTCAAGAATTGCTGTGTAAAGTTATTGACGATGACTCGGCAGTATATCCCCGTAAGTATACCCGTAAAAATATGGACTTAGAACAAGTGCTTGATACAGATAAACGAGATAACTGTCGATATGTTGTTGGGTTTGACCCTTCGCAGGGATTGGGTAAGGACTACTCGGTTCTTTGTGCTGTTCGTCAAGAAAGCAACGGTGATTTAGTAGTGTCAAACATATGGAGGCGCAACGACTTTCCTCCCGACAAACAGGCTGACATGATAGGTGATTGGTGTAAAAGATACAGTGCGCCTTTGGCGGCGGAAGATGTCGGATTTCAACGGCTGTTTAAGTCGCTGTTGGAGGCTAAGGGTATCGGTGTCGATTACAGGGAAAGCAAAGTTAGTAACAAAGGCTTGAAACAAGCACTGTTGAACAGGCTTAGGGTGTGGTTTGAACGAGAAAAAATTGTTATCCCGTATGGTAACGACGCAACAAGACGAGTCATGAACGAATTGCTTGACGAATTAGAATCACACGCTTGGAAAGGCGGAGATATTGTTGACACCGGAAGACATAACGATTTGGTAATGGCGTTGGCACACGCAGTCGACCAATTTTCGGGCCGAATAGACGGGCCGGTATTGGCATTTGGCAAATCGGGCAAAGGCGAATGGGCCGGTGGTAAGTCTAAGGCTCGAAGGCGTGGCGGATATAAAGCAGTCAATCGCAAAAGGTATTGATACTTACTTTTGACAATTTTTTGTAGTAAATATTTCGGGAGACTAAGC